CCAGCGGTCACGGCCGCGGCGTCGTGGTAAGAAGCCCTTGCGCGGGCAGGGTCGGTAAGCTGAACAGGTACCACCGTGGCGCCATGGTCGAAGTGATCGCCGCCATTGCTGGCGCTTCAATTTCAGTTGCAGCCATGGGTGCTGCTGGCTTCAGTCGCAAATCAGATGAAGCCCGCGAGGCGGTAATCAGACTCACCTCAGCTGTGGAGCACATCGCTACGCAGCTAGAGGTGCTGCATCAAGACATCAAGGAAGACCGCAAGGAAACGTTCGGGCGGCTGTCGACGGTGGAGCAGCGCGTCTCTAAGTTGGAAGCACGTCCGCCAGCCTGCTGATCATGGATCAGGCAACTACCGTTGCGATCATTGCCATCGTTGTTGCAGCAGGCTCTGAGATCATCGCCGTCTCGCCGCTCAAATCCAACAGCTGGCTGCAACTGCTGCTGCAGGCATTGCGGCTGATCTTCCCAAAGCAGCGTGGTTGAACCATGGCGAACGATGCGCCCATCAGCTTGCGACAGCTGTTCAGGTATTACAAGGCACTGCCGCATCAGAGCGCCGCGATTCAGCAGCTAGAGGCAGATTTGGCCGTCAACGGCTACGACGCCGTGATGCGCAGGGATCGAGATTGGTTTCAGACATGGAGCCAAGACGGCAAGCAAAGCGATCTAAGCGCCGCGATCAGCTTGATTAAGGAGTTCGAGGGCTGCCACCTTTCGGCCTATCCAGATCCGCTCAGCGGCGGAGAACCTTGGACAATTGGCTATGGCACCACGCGCTACAGCGGCGGCGTGCCCGTAAAGCGTGGCGACAAGATCAACGTGATCGAGGCCGACATGCTGCTGCGCCTCGAGGTGGATCGCATCGCTGAGAAGTTGCGCGGCACTATCCCACATTGGAAGGCGATGGATGACAACCAGCGATCAGCGCTGGTGAGCTTCGCCTACAACCTTGGCGCGGGCTTCTACGGCTCCACTGGGTTCGAGACGATCAGCAGGTGCCTGCGTGAGCGTGACTGGGCAGCAGTGCCCGCAGCACTTGAGCTCTACCGCAACCCTGGCACCAACGTGGAGGCTGGCCTCCTGCGGCGCCGCAGGGCAGAAGGCAAGCTATGGGGCCAGCATCAGACCGCGGCAGAACCAGAGACTGCCAAGCTGCGTCCCAGCAGTCCATTCAGCGCACGCATCACGCCGCACATCAGGCTCGGGGAGTTTGCGCTGGATCAGGAGGCGCGCAGGTTCCAGCATCAATATCAGCTAGACACTGCAGCGGAACTGGCAGCATTCTTGGAGCGGGCCAGAACGGCATTCGGCGGGAAGCCGATCATCATCACCAGCGGCTTCAGGCCATCAGCCGTGAATCGCTCAGTTGGCGGGGCCAGCGGGAGCGAGCACCTTTACAACGCACCAGACGTTGGCGCTGTGGACTGGTACATCGATGGAGTCGACGTTTACAAGCTGCAAGAGTGGTGTATCAAAAACTGGCCATACAGCACCGGCAAGGGCGCGCCTAAAGGATTTATTCATACCGGCATCCGACAGGGCCGGCCTAAGGTCGTTTGGGATTACTGAGCGCCTGTGCTGCTACCTGATCACGAGATCCGCCGGCTGTGCCAACAGCATTCCATGCTGTCGCCTTACAACGAAGCTCAGCTGAATCCTGCCAGCTATGACGTGACGCTTGGCGGCCAGATCATGATGGAGGTTGCCAGCACAGCGGAACTGCAGAAAGTGCAGCTGCATGGCCACACGCAGCAGGATCCGTTTTGGATTCAGCCGGGTGAGTTCTTTTTGGCTGAGACGCAGGAGATTTTCAATCTGCCCAATCACGTCGGCGCTCAGTTCGTGCTCAAGTCCTCCCGCGCACGCGAGGGCTGGGATCATGCAGAAGCCGGATGGGCGGATCCTGGATGGTTTGGCAGCAGACTCACTATGGAGCTGCGCAATCAAAGGCGCCTGCATCCACTGCCGATCTGGCCAGGCCTGCGCATCGGCCAGATGAAGTTCCTGCTGGTTAGCGGCACCGTGGAGCGCAGCTACGCGGAAACCGGAAGATATAACGCAGACCTGGGCGTTACCGGATCTAAGGGCTAGCGTTTGATTGGTGAAAGCTGAGGTCTTCAGGCGCCGGTCATGCAGCTGGCGCTTTTTTCATGGGGTGCGCTAGGGGCGCCATGCGCAGCCGGTAGATCTTGCCGGGCGCTTCGGCAGGATCATCCATTGGGATCATCGTGTAATCGTCGCAGCCGTGCGATTCAGCAAAGTGGCTGGCGGCTTGATGGGTCGAGAATGGCCCGACGTGCCACGGGCCGATGCGGAGGATGTATTGCATTGCGGGACCGTAGCGCGGATTATGCCGCTGAATCCCAGATCAAATCTTTAATCCCGTGAGACTCGGTTGCGACAGCTACCGTATGCCAAATGGCGGCCAGCCCATGTCCGGTTACTACCTAGAGGTTTCCGCCAAGATCTTTATCCGATCAGACACGCCGGCCGATGACATACCTGGTGATGTCTACAGTCAAATCGCTGAGCATGTCCGATCCGATGAAGACATCATCGACATTGAAGTGAACTGCGTGCCGGTGCCTGAGGATCTCTGTGGATCGACACCGCATTGAAGAGACGCGCCTGATCACCCGGCGATCAGCGCGTGATCAGATCCTGCTAGCTTGGAACTATCAATGTGCTTACTGCGGCGCAGACCTCGGCCGCAGCCCAACCATTGATCACGTCATCCCCAAAGCGCACGGCGGCACTACCACGCCATCAAACCTGGTGGCCTGCTGTATGGGATGCAACTGCAGCAAGGGCCATAAGCCATGGGTGGATTGGTACAGAGGCCAGCCTTTCTGGTCAGCATTGGGTGAGTGGGCCATCGCGCAGTGGTTGCATGACGACGCTACGCTTTCGGCCTAGACCTTTTTGAGGATCTAGGCGGTACCGCAGCGGCCGGCTGCGGTGAGGCGGACACCGCGTGAGGACCCGCCACCGGCCACCACATTCAGGGCAAGATCCTGCTGCAGACCCACAGCGCAATCAGGCACGTCACCCAGTACTCGAGCATCAGGATCAGCACGTCGTGGAGCATTATCGGGCCAGCAGATGGTCAAGATAGAGCTCGGCCTGCCATAGATCACTCGAATATCTGCAGGTACCACCAACACAACTGCGGTAATACACCTCACCCTTCACAGGCATGATCGTCTCTATGCTGCCGCCATCGCGCTCAGTGCGACTAATCACCTCAGGTCCGAACATCGCCCCGCTCCTGCTGGTGGATCCATGTCTTCAGTCTGTCGACATAGTCGCGCAGCGCTTGCGCTTGGCGCTCATGAAATGGATCTCTGCTGACAAACCAGAGCTGATTGTGCCGATCAATCGCCTGCAATGCTTGGTGAATGACCGGGCACCAAGCCTCACGCACTGGTGTGACCCATTCACGCGGCACGGCTGAACATCTCACAGCGAGCGGCATAACGACCGCCACTACGCCTTGATTCTGGCAACTCGTACCCGCAGCCCTGCTGCCGCATCTCCCAATATTTGCAGTCCCAGCACATGGGCGGGCCATCAGCAGGCCGCAGGTTGTTGACTGCTGCGCGATAGATCGACTGTGCCCTGAGCAATGCCTCCTGCAGCTGTACCGTGCCTGTATCGGCCTCGATCTGTAGCTCAGGCTTAGGGCCCAGCACAATCCGCGCGTGCCAGTTGCGGTCAGAGCGGCTGCACACCAGCAGCAGGCGGCCGGCGTGCAGGCTGATCACTCCTCCTCTCCATAACTCGGCTGATGGAAGATCCGCTCGAGCTTCATGCTGGGCGGTTCATCAGGGCCGTTAGTGACATAGGCAGCCACTGGATCCGTTTGATCTGCCGCAACCACCATCCGAGCGCTGCCGTATTCCTTCACGACCACCAAGCCAGTGCGATGGCTGCGCACGAGGATGCCTAGCGCCCAGCGCTCAAGCATGTTCAGGCCAGGTAGTTGCGGCATCATGCCTCTAGTTTGGCAATGAGACGGTCGACATACCAGCGGCATTTGCGGGCGTCTTCCAGCGCGTGACCTTTGCACCAGATGCGCAGCAGATACTTCAGCGCCTGGCCCTGCAGATAGGCAGGCACCATGTGTGGCGCGTCAGTGATCGCCGCTTCGATCACGTCGATAGCCTCCACTGGCCCGCGGCGGTAGTGATCCGGGTTGATCTGATCAGTCATCGAGCCAGCTCCATGCGATGCGTTTGCAGATGCGCCATGCGTGTTTCTCGTCTACATCAAATTCAGCCGCCAGCTGGCGATAGCTCCATCCCTCGCGTTGAAGCTGGCGCAGCTTGCGCACCAGCTCCGGCGTCAGGATCGCAGCGATGTTTTCCTCGCCAGCCTTGAATGGCCGGCCGCGCGGGATCACCTCCACTTGTCTCCCAGCAGCTGCTGGCGGCAGATCTCGATCGCCTGCTGCGCTTGCTTTTGCGTCATCACCGACTCGGCGGCATCCATGGCGCGCACCACGCGGGCAAGCAACTCGGGGTAATCCGTGTCGCGGAAGTTGGCCGCAATATCGCGGCAGAACTCCTCCCACAGCCCGGTATAAGTCCGACAAGTGCGGCCGCTGCGTTCATACAGTGCGTCGATCATGTCAGCGCGCTGTTGGTCAAGTTGGACAGTGTTCATGGGTCAAGGAGTTGACGGACGTGAAGCAGTTCAGCGCAAAGCTGCTGGCGGTTGCGGATGCCGGGCACATTGCTCAGCTGGTCGATTCTGATGTCGATCAGCTGCTGCAGCCGCTCCCGTTCATCTTGACGACCTTGACGGTAGGCGCCCGTATCGTTAAGCAGCTGCTCGAGGCGGTAGCGGATGTCGGTCACACCACCTCCACCGTGGCGCCAGGCCAACGGTTGCGCGCGTACTTGGCTGCAGCAGCCTTTGATTCGGCACGCGTATACCACTTAAGCGGTTGCGCACCACGCGGGCGCACCAGCACAGTGAAATCCTTCACGCGGGCGTTATGGCGTGGTCGGCTGACGCCTTCTCCGTAGCAGGCGCCGTCTTCTTCATCGTTGCGCCATTGGAACAGCGCGCCAGATACCTCAGCCATAGATCACGGATTCAGTAACGGTTTCGGCGTTGATCCACTCAAGATCTGGCCATTGGTGGCCGTACTCCTTAAATGCTTGCGCCTTGGCGTCGGTGATGCTGACAGCCATCACGCAGTCAATCACATTGGCGCTCGGGATCTGAAAGTAGTAGCGGCGTTCAGTCATGGCGCACCACGTGCTGCGTGCCCGAGTGGGTAGGGCTGTGATGCGCGCCGGACTCGATGCCGATCATGGCGAACACGCTGGCAACGATCAGGCAGCAGATGGCGTTGTTGATAACGTTCATGATGCGGCCATCCGTGCAATGCGGTCGTTTAGGCGATGCAGCCATGCGCCGAGTATTAGGCCGGCGACGTACACGGCCACGATGATTTCTGCGAGCTGAGCAGTCCATAGGTAAAGAGTCGGCCCCCAGTCGCTTGTGAGTGCCTGTTTCATGGTGGTGGTGATTGGTGTGCCGGACCAACCGGCGGCGTGGGCTTACTCAGGCCGTGTTGGGTTCGTGGTGACGCGTCGTGTGCCCGGTTCCGCGGCGGTTGAGTTTTGCGAGTGGACCGCTCCCCTCGTGTGGCCATTATGCCCCTTCTGCGGTGCATGTCAAGCACTCGCAGTCGCATACCGTTACACAGCGTTAGTGCCCACTGCCAGCTCCACCGGTACGCGCAGCACAGGAACGCTTTTACCGTTTGGCTCCTTGCGCTCCCAGCCCACCACGGCCAGGCTCACCGCCAGCTCTGCCGTGTACCAGCGGTGCTGGCACGCCAAGCATCGGCGCTGCCTCACAACCCGGTCAGCATCGTGGCCGTTGGTATAGGTTGCGCGTATCTCACCACTGCCGCAATGGGGGCACTTCACAGCTTCGCTAACGTGCATCTGTACACCACCACTATGGCACCATGAACTTCGGTGAGTGGATGGCTGTCCAGCTATCAGCAGAACAGCAGTTTGAGATTGAAAAACAAGCCCGCACCCTGCTCGCAAGCAAGGATGCGGGCCCAATGGCAGCAGCTCTCCTAAAGCAAGCCTGCTACCAGCAGCAGCTGCTGCAGCAGGCCGTCAACGAGATCGCCCGGCTCGAATGCGAGCTGATGGGGCGTTAAAAAAACGGCTCTTCCATCACCTCCGCCACCACGCCATCTGTCGCGGCAGCCAAGCTCTGAGCAGCAACAGCAGCCTGCGGCGGCTCCCATCCGATTGGCGGTTGCGCCACAGCGCTCACATAGGCAAGCCCCTTGCTGCTGGTTTTCTTCCAGCCGCTGATCGGTACCTGGACGCTGCCGTATTGATCTGGCGTCTGGCTAAGCACAAATGCGCAGAACGCATCGAGCTCCTCCACCTTCACGCTCATCATTCCGCTGAAATCCACCTTGCTCTCAGGCTTAGTGGACTTGAAGATCGCCAGGTTTAGCTTGAAGCTCATTGCTCTCCGGGGTTGATGGTGTTGGCCTGTTCGTATTGCTCCACCTCGGCCAAGGGGTAGAGCACGAAACCGGGCGTGCGGAAGTATGCAGGCCCCTTACCGGTCTTGCGCCAGCGCAGCAGCGTGTCACGACTGACACCCCACCGCTGGCATAACTGCGTGGCGGTTAAGTAGTCAGAAGATCTCATCGTCATCCGTTGCAGCGGCTGCTGTTTCGGGCTGCAGCTTGGCATTGAGATCCGCCACGCTTGTGGTTGCAGGTGCTGCGCTGACCGTTACCGGCTGCACGTCCAACACCTCCTCCTGGCTCTGCATACCGAGCAGCATGTCACTCGCATACAGACGGCCCCAGAAGGCCGCGGCGCGATAGCGAATCATCAGCTCAGGCATGGTCTGCCATTTGCTGCCGCTCTTAGTGGCCCATCCTTCCT